TGTTTTCCTTCCCACCTGCCACGCCTTTAGCTAAAAGCATTGTTGTGCAACCAGGCGACCCATACATTGAACCAAGTAATGACCATTACGCAACGGTGAAGCCAAAGGTCAATTTCAAGCTCATTGTGCTTGCGCCTATGTTTGATAACCAAGGCAATTTGATAAACATTGAAGATTATTATCTAAACATTGTAAATAAGTTGGAAGCGTCTACGCTCGCTTATACAATAGGCACGTTTAGTGCACCAGCAGTCTTGACCGGTATAGCAGGCGATCTTCTATCCGGTGAAGTATCTATCAGCGTTCTCTCAGATTGGAGCTAAAATGGCTGAAGTAGACAAAGAGCGCGAGGCTTTTCTGATCAAAATCGGTCAAGTAGAGCCAGTCGCGAAAGCAGAAGCAAAACCAACCGCCAAGAAAGATGAGGAATAGTCAATGGCTGTTTTCTTAAATAACAAAGTTGGTCTGAAGATTAACGCCGTTGATCTAAGCGACCACGTGACCAGCGTTACCCTTAATCAGGTAGCAGATGAACTCGAAGTCACCGCAATGGGTGACACCGCACACAAGTTTGTCAAGGGACTAGAGAGCGCAACTCTCACCGTATCGTTCCTAAACGACACCGCAGCATCAAACGTAATGGCAACCCTACGCGCAGCGTTCGGTACCACCGTTGCAGTAAAGATGTTGCAGGAAAAGGCTACTGCGGTTGGTGCAACCAATCCGCTTTACACCTTTGACATCTTGGTCAACAACCTCACACCAATTAACGGTGCTGTTGGCGATATTGGAACACAAGACATTACTTTCACAGTAAACTCTGCTGTTACAATCTCAGATTCAGGCACATTCTAAACAAGGAGTAAATGGGCATGGCTAAGTTAATAATCACAAGGGCTGATGGCACAAAGAGTGAACACTCAATTACGCCATCTGTGGAATATGCTTTTGAGCAGCAATTCCGTAAAGGCTTTCACAAGGCTTTTAGAGAAGATGAAAAGCAAGAGCATATTTATTGGCTAGCTTGGGAATGTCTGCGCCGCGCAGATGCTCCAGACGTCAAACCATTTGGTGCAGCGTTTCTGGACACACTAGCTGCGGTGGACGTGGTAGCAGGCGATTCCCCAAATGGCTAACGCGCGATTCCTTTACCTATAAGATCGCTCAGTTGAGCGTTCATACAGGGATCGCGCCTAGCGAGTTTATTAACATGGATTCAGATTTGCTAAGAGCCTTTTATGAGGTTCTAAAGCAACAAGCGAAAGACAGGGAAAATGCCAGTCGTGGTCGAAGGCGTACCAGAGCTTAAGAAGGCTTTGAAGAAGTTTGCGCCTGACCTTCGCAAGCAAATGGACGATGAGATCCGCGTGGCATTGAAGGAAGTAACAAACGCCGCGAAAGCAAAAGTTCTAAGCCAATCTCCCGGCGGTCTTTACAACTGGCAAGATAAAGGTGTCGAATCTGCAAGCCGTACATCACGCGCACGTGCATTTCCTAAATACAACGCTCGTGTTATACGCCGTGGTTTGACCTATTCACTAGGTCGTGGCAAGCGTAATCAGTCAGGTTTCTCTAGCCTTTACTCATTGCTCAATAAGTCTGCTAGCGGTGCTATTGCCGAAACAGCAGGCAGACTCAGCGGTGCAAGTGGCAGCTCTCGAAGCGAAAGCAACAATCCACAAGCAGGGGCAAGATTTATTGCAGGCATGAACGGCATTGGCGCAATGAAGTCGCACGATGGTCGCCAAAAGTCAACAGGTCGTATCCTGTTTGCTGCTTATGCAGAAAACGAAGGCAAAGCCCTAGATGGCGTGTTTCGTGCCATTGACAAAGCGTCAAGATTATTTAAGGAGCGCGCCACAGTTAGAAAGGCTGCCTAATGTCTAACATTCGCATTGATATAGCCTCAGAGTTCAAGGATAAAGGCTTCAAGCAAGCTGAGAAGGCAACGGGCACGCTCAACCACAATCTCAAGCAATTAGGCAAAACCCTTGTCGGTGTTTTATCTGTGCGCGAGGTTTATCAGTTTGGCAAGGCTGCTGTTAAGGCATTTGGTGAAGATGAACTAGCCGCTAAACGATTAAGCCAAAGCCTAGGCAACCTAGGGCTAGCGTTCGAAGATGCACGTGTTACACAGTTTATTGCAGACATGGAAGCCGCAAGCGGTGTGCTTGATGACTCGTTGCGACCTGCGTTTCAATCATTATTGACCACAACAGGATCCGTTACAAAAGCACAAGAACTTTTAGGTTTGGCGTTAGACGTAGCAGCAGGATCAGGTGTTGATGTTGTCAGCGTTGCAGGCGATTTAAGCAAAGCATACGTAGGAAATACGCGAAGCCTTGCCAAATACAACATCGGCTTATCACGTGCAGAATTGCAAACCACAGCGTTTGCAGACGTCCAAACGTTACTGGCTAAACAATTTGCTGGACAAAATGCAGCCTATTTAGACACCTATGCTGGCAAGGTAGCAATGCTGAATGTTGCTTATGCCAACATGCAGGAAACTATCGGCAAAGGTTTGGTTGATGCGTTCCAGATTCTTTCAGGTAATAATGGAATTGGCGGTGGAGTTACCGCAATGGATAGCTTTGGCGATGCCGTTGCAGACACAACCAGAGGCGTTGCTCGACTAGTTGCTACGTTCAGAAATCTCAGCAGTTATTTCCCAATGGTGCGTGAGTTTGGAACTGCGTTCCTACGTGAAGGCAATCTGTTTGGAGCGTTTGCATCATTAGGCAAGCCAAAGCCCGCACCGTTTAGAACACCTATGACCATAAGCGGTTCAACCGATGCGCAGGTCAAAATTGACAAGGCACGTGCTAAAGCAGAAGCGGATGCAGCCAAGCGTGCTAAAGAGTTACTAGCATTGACAAGGAAACAAGTTAAGTCACAAGAAGCATTGAACAAAAAGAAAAAAGAAGAAGGAATCCTAGGCGAAATTGCCAAACGTTTTGATCTTGAGCGCATTGGCATTGCCGCCGCGCTAGGCAGAGCAGTCAACGAAGAAGAACGCCTACGCCTACAATTGATGCAAGCATTACTAGATGAGGACGTTAAGCGTGCCATCATCCTTGAGGGTCAACTAATCAAAGCGCAATCTGCTTCAATGGAATTGGCTAACCTTCTTGACAGCCTTGATGAAATGGTTGGAGATCCGTTTGCTGACTGGCCGGGCACTATCGCACGTATACAAGAGTTGTTGAAGCAGTTGAAAATCAACGTACCCATTGAGACTTTGTTTGCTGAAAAGGGTTTGAAGCTAGATCAAAAGTCTATGACCGTCACCACGCTTGACCGCATGGACGTTGACGCAAACAATGTCTACATCAATGGCGCTCTTGCTGGACAACAGACAATGACTGGAAACGCATCATCAAGTTCTGTGCTCAGCGATGCTGCCATTGCGGGTTACTTGGCTGGAGATCCAATTATTACCCCTGCTGTGGAAGCACATGCAGACGCTATCTTGTCATTAGCCGAATCTGAGTTAGCCCTAGCAGACTTATTGCTTGCCGAATCAGGTGGCAATCCATCCGTCACGGTTAACGTCACGGTTGAAGGCAATGTCACAAGCGAATCAGATTTAACCTCAGCCATTCTCGATAACTTATACCAATACCAGAAAGCCGGGCAAGGCTTGTTCCTTAGCCCAATTGCCATCTAATGCCAGCACCTACCCTGCGCGTCTTTGTTGACTTTGATAGCGACACAGCCTTTGAGACTGATCCGCTAATTCTTGGGTCTGCAACAGAAGGCATACTAGGTACAAACCGTTTAGGCTCAGGCACCCTACCTGTTGAGATTACTGACCTTGTTTATCGAGTAGCCATTAGACGTGGACGCAATCGCATCACAAGCAAGTTTGAGTTTGGTAGTGCAGACGTCATGCTTTACGATCAAAATGGTGACTGGAATCCGCTTAATACGGCAGGTGCGTATTACCCTAACCTTAAGCCTTTGCGTCAAATCATTATTTATGCAACATACCTAGGCGTTGACTATTACCTGTTTTCAGGCTACATCACAGACTATGACACAGGTTTCAGACAGGGCAACGAGGATGTTAGCTCTGTAACCCTTAAGTGCATCGATGCGTTCAAATTGCTAGCAGGGTCAGCAATTAGCACCGTAGCAGGTGCAGGCGCAGGGCAACTCTCAGGTGCTCGCGTTAATGCCCTTTTAGACGCCGTAGAATGGCCTGTAAGCCTTCGGGAAGTGGACGCTGGGGATTCTACCCTTCAAGCCGATCCCGGCACCGCTAGAAACGTTTTAGAGGCATTACAGACGGTTGAGAATAGCGAGTTTGGCGGTCTGTTTATTGACGCTGAGTCTCAGGTGCGCTTCATTAGCCGCAACAACCTTATTAGCAATCCTGCCACGTCCATCTACACATTTACCGATACAGGCAGCGACATCTCATACACAAATGCTGTGGTTGCCTATGACGACACAAACCTCATCAATGACGTCACGGTCACACGCTCAGGCGGTACGGCTCAGAATGTCTTTGACCAGTCAAGCATTGACACCTATTTCTTGCACTCAGGCAAGCGTGACGGCATCCTTGTCCAAACCGATGCTGAAGCCCTTAATCAGGCTAAAGGCATCCTAGCCACACGCAAAGATCCTGAGATTCGCATCGATAGCATCCAGCTTAATCTTTACGATGATGCTAACCCAAACAAGCCTAAAGCAGGCGTAGACATTGAACTATTAGACGGCATCACGGTCACCAAGACCATGCCCGGATCTACCAGCGTGACACAGCCAAGCCTTGTTAACGCTATTCACCACGATATTACCAAGTCATCTTGGAACACAACCCTATTCACCTCTGAGCCTTTATTGGCTGGTTTCGTGTTAGATAGCGCAATCAGCGGTATACTAGGCGAGGACGTCCTCAGCTACTAAGGAGACACATGGCAGGCGCAGGTTATAAGTTATTTAACACGGGTGACGTGCTTACGGCAGCTCAGGTTAATACGTATTTACAAGAGCAAGTCGTCATGGTTTTTGCAGATGCGACTGCTCGCACAACAGCATTGACTGGTGTTATTGCCGAAGGCATGGTTTCTTATCTTAAAGATACTAATGCAACAGAAGTTTATGATGGTTCGGCATGGGTCGGAATTGGAAATTCTGGCGATATTACAGGCGTAACCGCTGGCACCGGAATTAGCGGCGGCGGTACATCAGGAACAGTAACAATCACAAACTCTATGGCAACGGAAATCACCGCTGCTGGCGATATTATTGTCGGAACTGGATCAGGAACATTTGATAATTTACCAATCGGCACAACCGGTCAAGTGCTTACTGCCGACACAACGGTGAGTCCATATAAAGTAAAATGGGCAACCGCTGGAGCAGCAGGTTTTGTTGGTTGCAGACTTACAAAATCTTCCGCGCAAAGTATTTCTAATGCAACGAACACCTTCATAACTTGGGATACCGAATCATACGATACGGACGGTTTTCATAGCACATCATCCAATACTAGTCGCATCACAATTCCTACTGGCAAGGGTGGCAAGTATCTATTCCATTGGACTTGGAATCTTGGGAACAATGCAACTGGTTATCGCGGTATTGATTTAATCAAAAATGGTTCTACTAACTTAAATGCTAGTACCTTACAAGTGCCACAACCTACGACTGGCTATAATGGCGGAACCGCCAGCACAATTTGTGAACTTGTCGCTACCGATTATGTTGAAATCCAGTTTTATCAGAACAGCGGTGGCAATTTGAACTGGAATAGCGGAACTGACACCGTATTCGGCTGCGTCTATCTAGGAGCATAACGTGAAAACTTTTACTAAACCTGAAAATCTTAATGGTGCTGAACTGATGGAAGAATTAGCAGCAGTCGGAATTGTTGTTGAACAAATTATTGACTTTGCCAACGGTACTATTGGTTTTGAAACTGATAACGATGAATTGGCTGCTGAAATTGTAGGTAATCACAACGGCAACATTATTCCCTCAGAGCCGACTATTGCCGATAAATTGGCTTTTGTAGGTTTGAATGTTGATGATTTGAAAGTTGCATTAGGGTTAAATGGCTAAACTGTGCAAAGCGGGGCAACAGTTACGCGAGCAGATTGACGATGCGTTCCCCGATAGAAATAGAGCTACGCCTGAAGGTTGGCTCGCCGATGCTCGCCATGCCGCGAGAGTTAGTGACCATAACCCACAGCCTACTTCTGGCATTGTACGCGCCTACGACTTTAACGCTGATCTTGGATCCAGCAAACATGAAATACACGACCTTGTTGATCAGCTTCGATTACTTGCCAGAACTGATAAACGAATTTCTTACATAATCTTTGATGGCAAGATTGCAAGCTGGCGCGGCAATTACAAGTTTAGAAAGTACAAAGGCGCAAATCCGCACCGCGGACATTTTCATATCAGCTTTACTGCCAAGGGCGATCATGATGGCAGCATGTTCAGAATCCCTTTATTGACAGGAGAACCCATCAATGGAACAAGCAAAGGCAGTAGCCGCAAGCTGGGCAAGATCCTTTCTAGCAGCAGGAATAGCAACCTACCTAGCGGTGGGTTGGGATGTACCTGCAATTGTCAATGCGGCTCTGGTCGCGAGTCTGCCAGTCATCCTGCGGTGGCTAAACCCTAACGACACCGCTTTCGGACGGCGATGAACCCCACAGACTGGGCAGCATTTGTTCTGGCGTGTCTTAGCATAACTGCCATCCTTATCGGTGGCGTGCGCTACATTATCCGCCATGAAGTACCAGCAATGTTGCAATCATCGGACATTGTTGCGCGCATTGAAAAGCTGGAATCTATGGTGCTGGAGTTGCTAACCAATGACCGCAAGAAAACTATCAAAAAGAGAACTCGCTAACCTTCGCCGCGCTAAAGCGGCTAGGGCTAAACGAGATAAACGTGAGCCGCTTACTGCGATTGACGTGTGGGCGATTGAAGTCCATGAGGCTTATCTTGCACTTACTCGTCAAGGCTTTAGCTCTGAGCAAGCAATGGATTACATAACTAGCACATTCCATAGACCTGCCCTACCTGATTGGCAGGTTGAAAATCCTGATCACCAATACGAAGATGAGGATGATGACGATTAAGCGAATCGTAGTTATATCCGATTTACAAGTCCCGTTCCATGATAAGAAAGCAGTAAAGAATGTCGCCCAGTTCATCAGAAAATACAAGCCTGATGACGTTTTATGCGTGGGCGATGAAATCGATTTCCAGACCATCAGCCGTTTCAGCACCGGACGGGATGAGTGGTCTGGCAGTATTGGCAGAGACCGTGATGCAACTGTCGAAGTCTTATCCGAATTGCAAGTTCAACATCTTAGTCGATCCAACCACAGCGCAAGACTCTACAACTCATTAAGCAAGCGTCTACCCGGTCTTATCGGGTTGCCAGAATTGACCATTGAGCGGTTTCTACGGCTTGATGAACTAGGCATTACCTATCATCACAAGCCCTATCAGTTCCACGAGAATTGGGTCATGGTACATGGAGACGAACAAAGCACTAAGCCGCATGGGGGTTTAACAGCCCTAGAAGCCGCTAAGAGGCATGGATTGTCGGTGGTGTGTGGTCATACCCATAGGCAGGGGATTTCGTCCTTCTCAACGGCTTCTGGGGGTGTTTTAAGAAGTATTCTGACGGGTTTCGAGGTTGGACACTTGATGGATGAGCGTCAGGCGTATTACACTAAAGGTACGATGAACTGGCAGAAAGGCTTTGGGCTTATCTATATTGACCGTAAGCGTGTGCAGCCCGTGGCTATTCCTATCGAAAAGGATGGCAGCTTCATTGTCGAAGGAAAACGCTACGGCTAGACCGTTACCAAAACGTTATACGACACGCCGATACTCAAATGTCGGCGTGTTTTGTTTTGCCCTACCGTTGGTCTTAACGAAAGGGGCAACATGAAACATAACCTGACAGCAGAACAAATTGTTTATGTCATGTTTGGGCTATTGATCATTGTGTCATTAGCTTATGTTTGGTTGGAAAATCTTAAGGAAAAATACTATAAGAAGGGCTACGTACATGGATGGAATAGGGCAAAAACAGTTCACCGCCAAGGCAATTCTCAATGATGCAAAAGACATTATTGATGAGCGAGGATTTGAATACGGACATCCCGCAGTCAATATCAAGCGAATCTCTGAGTTATGGTCTAGCTATTTCGGAAGGGAAATTGACCCGCTGGACGTCTGTATCTGCATGGCGCTGGTCAAAGTCTCACGAATCTGTGAAACTCCAAACCGGGATAGTTTTATTGATCTCGTCTCGTATGCCGCGCTCGCGGGAGAGATGGCGCTCGGAACGGACTGGGCTGATTATGGCAAAGATTACGCAGAGTAAGCGCGGAATATGGTGCTCATACTGCATTATGCGATGGGGGACTGCCCATGTTAGAGGACAAACACAAGCAGCGTGGACGATTACGTCATTTGTCCGCGGCAAAGTCATTGACAGGCATTACTGCTTTACTTGCGCTAAGGAAGCCCAAACGTGGCACGATGGCACGATTTGGAGCTTTAAAGAGCAGATTGATTACAAAGAAGGGAAACAGGAACTAGATGTTCAACTTGGAGAACTATGAAGATGTTGATACGCGTATCCATGCTTTTTACTCACAATTTGAGGATGGGGCAATACTTACAGAGCTTATTAGCAATGATGAAGAAAAGGGAACGGTTGTTTTTAAGGCTGTGGTATTCCGCACCCATGTTGACTCTGCGCCTTCCGCTATTGGTTATGCGCGTGGTGCTCGCAAGGATCGTGGTGTTGATCGCGATTTTTGGTTTGAAAACTGCGAGACGAGTGCAATTGGTCGAGCCTTGGCAAATCTCGGATTATCTGCTAAGGGAAAGCGAGCAAGTAGCCTTGAAATGGCTAAGGTTAACGACGCTCAAGCAAGTGGCAAACCCATACGCGTACGCACTCAAGAGCAAAAGGAGTTTCTAAGTGCTACAAACAAAGAAGCTGAAATCGTCTGGGATACAACAATTGAGCCACCGGCTGACGTTGAGCCCGCTTTTACGGATGCAGTTGATCTTATTCAGCAGACATTTGCTGCCGAACCTGTGCCGCAATGTAAGCATGGCTCTCGTGTCCTTCGTGAAGGGACTAGCAAAAATGGTGCTTATCGTGGTTGGGGTTGCCCTATTCCTATGAGGAACAAGGCTGAACAATGCAAGATGATTTGGATGATTGTCGATCCAAGCGGCAAATGGTCATTCCGTCCCGAAGATGAAGATTTGGTAGCGGGGTGATGAATAATGTTGGTATTAGACGCACGCCTAGACGTGTGCGACAATTGCAATGAGCCTATAACTGCGGGGGCAGTCAAGCCTTGCGAATGTCGCACTTGTCATGTCAGGAGTAACTAGTGAGTAAGTCTCGCAAAGTACGAGGTCGCGAAACAGAGCGTATGTTAGCAGGTTATTTTCGGTTTCACGGATGGCTACACGCGCACGAAGTGGGATCAGGTGCTCAGGGCTCAGACATTCAAGGCATTCAAGGCTTAGATATCGAAGTCAAAGCCAGAGCCGGGTTTGATCCTAAAGCAGCCATGCAGCAACTGAAAGATCGCAAGAAAGAAGGCAATTTAGGCGTAGCCGTCATGCGCCTAAATGGTCAAGGAGTAGCGGTTATTGATGATTGGGTAGCCGTTGTCCGATTGGAAGATCTTGTCTATTTACTCAAAGCAAATGGCTACTGAGCCAAAACTAATTCACAGATGCACAGGCTGTGGCTTGTGGATATATGGTAATCAAGAAAGGTGTGAAGCGTGCTTAAAATAGGGTCATTGTGCACAGGTTATGGCGGTTTGGACATGGCAGTTGAAGCATACTTTGGTGCTGAAACTGTTTGGACAAGCGATATTGACAAATACGCATCGATTGTAATTCAGGAACGAATCAACAAACCTAATTTAGGTGATTTAAAGACGGTTAACTGGAACTTAGTCGAGCCAATTGACATTCTTACTGCTGGTTATCCATGCCAGCCATTTAGCACTGCTGGATCAAGAAAGGGCACGGAAGATGATCGACACATATTTCCCTACATCATGGAAGCTATTAAGCAGTTACGACCCAAGGTCATTGTGCTGGAAAACGTACGAGGGCACCTCACACTCGGGTTCAGGGAAGTGCTTGGATCGCTTGCCAGCAACGGGTATGATGCGAGATGGAGAATTGTACGAGCCAGCAATGCCGGAGCACCGCACAAACGCGCAAGATTATTCATTGTTGCTTACCCCGACCGCTGGGAACGGGGAGTTTCATCACCGAACATTGAAACAATTATTGCCTACGCCTCAAGCGAGAGATCACAAGGGGGCATCAACGCGCGGAATGTATATGCCAAATGTTGCTCAATCTGGAACAGAGATGTACCGAATCCATTGGATCAAGGTCGACTAAACGCCAAGTTCGTTGAATATATGATGGGTTTGCCTGAAGGTTGGGTAACAGATTTGCCATTGTCTCGATCACAACAATTAAAGATTCTAGGCAATGGGGTTGTGCCACAACAAGCTTATCTCGCATTACAACTACTGTTAGGAAAATAGTGAATTACATCACACACAACGCTGAACAACAACTATTTACGCTTAAACGTGTGACCTACGCCATTGACAAGGTCGGTATACTGACACGGCTAGCGAGCCTGAAAGACAGCTCGCTTCGCCGTCCAGTAATCGCCAGAGCTCTGTTTATTACAGGCTTCGTAATTGCACTAAGCGTTGCTGTCATTCCAAAAGCATATTCCCAAAAGCCGGTTAACGTTATGAATATAAAGTTATATGCATACAACAAACTAAACTGGGATCAGTTTCAATGCTATAACTGGCTTATACATCACGAGAGTAGATGGGACTATAAGGCTAAGAATGGTAGCCATTACGGATTAGGTCAGATGCGCTCTAAGTGGTATGGCACACTTAACCCTATGAAGCAGATAGATGCACATTTGAATTACATTAAGCATCGATATAAAGGTGATACGTGTAAAGCGTTAGCACATTGGGAGCGTAAGGGATGGCACTAAAGCCATATCGAAGCACAGCTCATTGGAAGAAGATACGGCTTGAGATACTTAGACGGGATGCTTATACGTGTGCTTATTGTGGTGACGTGGCTAATGAGGTTGATCATATTGTTGCGAAGGTCAAGGGCGGCGAAGATACGCACGACAATCTTGTTGCTGCGTGTAGACGATGCAATATTCAGAAGAAAGATAAGGATGAAGCCGTTTTTTTAGCACAGCGGTCTAC